GACGGATACCCATGTCATCCGAGACATTGATGTCAGTGGTATGTATCCTGCTGTTGCTATCGCTAATGGCTTCGCTCCTGAGCACTTAGGTAAAGACTTCACTGTCGCCTATAAACAACTTCAAACTGATCGCAAGCTCTATAAAAAAGGTACAGCAATGAACCTGATTTTAAAACTTGCAGGGAACGGTGCCTTTGGAAATAGCAATAATCCTTTCTCGCCACTCTACGACCCCAAGTTCACGTTTTCTATTACTGTCAACGGGCAACTTCAACTGTTACAGCTTGTCGAATTATTATCTCTCATTCCGGGTATTCAACTTATTCAAGCTAACACAGACGGCATCACAGCATTGGTCCCTCGCGGAGTTTCGTATCTCTTTGATCTCTGGAAAAACGACTGGGAAAATAACACCGGACTCAAACTCGAAGACGTTGAATATTCTAAAATGTGGATCCAGAATGTTAACAATTATATTGCCATCGACACTAAAGGTAATATGAAACGCAAAGGTGCTTACTGGTATCCGACTTGCGAGGAAGATTATCACGGCTCAAGCGGCACCAATTATAATAAAGATTTCTCCAACATGACAGCCCAAAAAGGAGTCGAGGCAGTTCTCACTCTTGGTTGCGAACCCGAAGATGTGGTGAAGCTTTTCACAGATCCGTTTGATTTCATGCTCCGGTATAAAACTAAAGGTGATGCTAAGGTCTACATCGGCGAGAAAGAAATGCTCAAGACTGTAAGATATTATGTCAGCACCAACGGTGAGAAGATGATCAAGCGAGCCAATCCCAAAGGTGAGATCGGAACTTGGAAACGAAGGAGCGGTCTATCGGATGCGGAGTTCAATAAAATACTTGAGAGTGTCCCGGCAGGTGCATGGGATGAAAGATGTCACACCAAGAATAGATCGAAATACGTCGAGGTTGTTACGTCCATTGAAAATGGTCGCTTGGTTAAGTGTTGCAATCGTGCTGAGGATTTTAATTGGAGCGATGTTGACTATTCTTATTATTGTTCAGAAATTCAAAAGCTCGTCATAGGAGATAAAAATGTTCTCACCCCTTGAAAATAAAATTTTGAAAGTTCTAGGTCACAGGAAGTTGACGATCTTAGAAATAACGAGACTCGTTCATGAGCACAAGAGACAACCTTTTGGTGCCAACAACGGGATCGGTTTTGCGATCAGGAAGATCAACAAAAAATGTAAGTACCATAAGCTCAACTGGTTTTTAAACGGTATGGGTTACGGTCGTGGTGGTCGTACAGTTTGGCGTGACAAATGAAAGATCAAGTGATGTTAGATTTTGAAACTCTCGGCACGACTCCTGATTCTGTGGTCGTATCTCTTGGCGCTGTGAGATTTACTATTGATGGAATTAAAGAAAAACATGAGTGGCATTTCAATTTAAACCAACAACTCAAAGCTAAGCGTGCCGTCTCCGGAGACACGCTCATTTGGTGGATGGCTCAAGGTCCCGAAGCTAAAGCGGTCTTTGAACGATCAAGCAAGACCGGCATGGCTGTTGGAGCATTTGCTCAAGAGTTTGCCGCATGGCTTGCTCCGCTTGATGTCAGAATGTGGGGTAACGGTGCGACTTATCAGGCGGAACGTATGATTGATTTTTTTAAACAATATCCAAACGCGGGAAGGTAATTATGGGAAGATTTGATTATGTAAAGTATGACGACATTTCGAATGTGGCTCAGAAGGAATTCAAAAAACAAGTTGAGATTATGGAAGATATCATCGTCAGAGAGATGAATCCAGGTCGAGCACAATCTTTAGCTATGACTAAACTTGAGGAGTTCTATATGTGGATCGGTAAAGCGATTCGTGATGACCAAATCGCTCGAAGCGGTGGTGCAGAACTTCAGGAGGAACGAAAAAATGGGTGAACAAGATTTTTCGTGGGCGCTCAGAAAACTCAAACAAGGCTTTAAACTTTATCGGATCGGATGGAACGGTAAAGGGTTATGGTGTGCTCTCCAGGTGCCGGACGCTCATTCAAAAATGAAACGTCCTTATCTTTACCTGAAGGCTGTCGATGACAGCCTTGGACCTTGGCAACCCAGTCAGACAGATATGCTCTCATCCGACTGGGACTTATTTGAATCTTAACTATCCCTGAACACTGCATTTCGTAACGACACTCAACTGCCCAGCTGTAACACTCAGATAACAACGCACGTAGTTAACATTTAACTCCGTATCGCTCAGGTAAAAGTTGGCAGTTGCGGTGACTGTTCCGGACTTCGTTGCGTCTCCTGTGGCTTTAATAGGAAGGTCCGCCCATGCAGAATTGTCCATTGAGCCCTGGAGTTTAATCGACCCGCCTGCGAGTGCTGTGGGCGTTATGGTGTGGACGCCTGTTCCGGTGTCAGTGATATCAACCGGTGTTCCGGCTTGAGCCAAGAGAAGAGTCGTTGCCAGTTTAAAAGTATCTGCGCCAATTTTGATCACAAAATAATCTGTAGAAAGTGAGAGTCCGGCGGGAAGTGTCGTTGTCGTTGTGAGTTGGACTTTAAGACCTGTTAAGAATCCGTGAGCTACTTTCGTGCAAATATCCGTAATCGCTGCGGTAAATGCTCCAGCGGCAGGCGCGGAGTTAGTGATCGCGGCAATCACCGAGAATCGTTTCTTACCTTGTACCGGGATTGAAGCAACTCCAACGGGTGCGGCGGTTGCTGTGGTGACTCCTGGATCTATGTTCATAAAATCTCCTTAAATTAAGCAGGTTCAACGGGTACTAAAATACCACTGTCCCTTAACTGTCTCCATAAAGCAAACTCAACGTGGGGGAACTCCCTGAACGTACAGCCTGGTCGTCCATACCAAACGATCGTTTTTGGAAGTGCAGGGGGAAGGTATTTATTAAACCACTCTTTGTCGTACATACTTCGACCTGCGACTTGAATGAAAAGATCCATGGCGGCGTTGTAGTTGTGAGCTGACTCAAGCCAATGAGCTTTACTTGCTCGCTCTAGAAAGTCCTCTTCTTGCTTCGCCTTGCCTCGCCCAGCCTCCGATATGTGAAATTCCGGGTGTTGGTCTTGAAAGAAGACGAACCACGCTCTCAAGGGTCTGTAGAAGTTCAGGTAGAGGTTCATGATTTCAAGGCAGTGATCACAGCGGCCGTTGTTAAGATGATGCGTCATGTTGCACCAATAAAGTGACCGGGCGCCATGGGAGCACCCGGTCTTAGGATAGCCTGACGTGTTCTAAACATCTATCGGTCCCCTCACCTAAAACTTTAGAACTATTTTGCCTCACAGTGCTTAATAAAATCCAGTAGATCATCGCGGTCTGATTCTCTGCACAGACACGCACACTTAGGTTCAGTTGGGACAAGCTGCGCAAATGTAAAATCAGGATGAAAAGTCACAGGACTTGTCGAACAGCTACTTAACAGTTGCAGTAAAAATATTGTTGAAATGAGCTTTGTCGTCTGCAAGCAAATACTCATGACTCTTTTTAATACCATCAGCCACCGTCCCCTTTATTTCATTCTCTTTCATTGACACCTTCACTGACTGATAAATTCCCCACAGTTCAGTGATGATGGCAATGGCAGCTTTGATATCCGCGAGAGTTATCATGTGTGCTTCGTATTCCCTTGGATAAAGTCGACAACGCTGCCGAGTACCAAACAGATTTTATTGACGGTTGTAAGAGTCGTTTTATCCGCAGGAATCGTGTCACCTTCTTTAACACCGTCGTAAGCGTAGAGGATTTTTCTAAGTGCTGAGAGTGCGGTGAAGGTTGACATCACGATAAATAAAATTGCCGCTTGGAATCCACCGTGAGCTTGGATCCAACCAAGGATGCCGGTAGCGGGTGCAGCGATGACTGCGATCGGTGCGCTGGCTGCTACGACAGCCGGTGCGACAGGTGTCATCTCTTGAGCGAACGCGAACGATGCGCAAACTAGGATCAGTGCAAAAATCAGTTTCATTTTAAACTCCTGTGATTTGGGTTGATAGGTCATCTATCCGCTTATCGGATTTATCAATTCTTACATGAGCCCTTACTCCGCAGTCCTTGGCGTCAGAGATACCCATTCGTGTCTCAGAAACGAACATGCCGCCTTTAAATATCCAACCGACAATAAGGCCGATGGTGGCAAAGTTTGTCAGAATCATTCCACCAATCCAATATTTGATATCGTCGTTCATTAGTTACCTACTCGGGCTAGTGAGAAATAGTTTGTCGCAACATTTGCAACAATCGTCGGAGTCGTTGCGTTCGACGATATTTGAATAGACAGCGTATCACCTGCCACTAGTGGAATTACGTCACTTAAGCCAACGTTAAACGATAGGGAGGTAATTGCTGACACACTATATTGAGTCGCAGAATATGATGCCCCATTTTTATATATATAAAAGTCAACTACCTGCCCAACGGTAAAAGAACCCGTCACAAATAGAGATGCATTGACTTGATATTTACCTGGAGACTGGACGGTGTAGGTCGAACCAGAATAGGATCCATGGGAATCAAAATCTTTCGTCGTGTATGTAACAGCCGATGCGGACCCTGTTATGGTAGCCGTCGCCGAGTGGTACCTCGCATTCACGCTCTCGGAACTCGCCATCTGCGCGGGGCCTGAGATGCGCTGTACTGTAAACCGGTTAAAGGCCGCGCCAGCTGATAGTGTAAGACTGGTATCAATTCTTAGTGCTATTGTGTCACCTGCGATAAAATATCTCAATGCACTTACTTGAGTGGCCGCAGTAGCTGTCCCGAGCGTACCTGCTACAGCACTTGAACCATTAATATAAATATAAATCGTAGGTGTGCTAGATGATGCGTAAGCCGCCCCGTTAATCTGATAAAATCCAGAAACTGGAACCGTGTATACTCCAGCGCTATATGCTCCGTTGGTATCTTTAATAACGTTTGTGTAGTTTATGTTTGTGACGTTTGCAGTACAAACTGTGACTGACGTGTCTGATACTAGAGCAACTACATTCGTAGCCGCGTCGCTTGACATTATGACTGATGAGGAAAATCCACTCACAGGCACTCGGAAGTTAACTAAAACATAGTCAGCGTTTCCAAAAGCGAACGGTAGAGCCTGAGTTACAGCATCTTCGCCAGTAAGATATGTGCCGCTAGCTTTAGGAAGCATAACGGCGATAGATGTCGTTGTATTATAAGTTGGTATCACTGGATATACTTGAACGCCTGAATCAAGAGCTATTCCATCTCCAAGCGGGTTCAGCGTTGCGACTGTAGGCGTAAGTTTTGACGTATCAATTGTTACTGGGAGATTGATAGTTAACGCTGCTGATGTTGGCGCTCCAGAGCACAAGACCTTAATTTGATATTCCTCTGAGTCTCCGACACGTCTGCGCAGCCCCGTATAGGTCGTATTCGTTGACCATGAGCCGGTTGGAGTGAAAGCAACCCAATCCGTTACCGGGCTGCCGTAGGCTACGGACTGTTGTTTTACGACGAAATTATCTAGTAACAAACTCGATGCGCCAACTGGAGCTACCGGCGAGTAAATGAATACTTGTATTCCCGTGGTCGTGGAATTTGTTTGAAACGTCCCGCGATAGTCGCCAACGCCTGAAGACTGAGTTAATCCAAATGCGCCGTTTATTCCTAGAAATGAGTTATTGGTTACGTCGTAAACTGCGACGGCATATGTGTCTGTGGCTGTTCCGCCCATAACAGGGGCACCGGAAGCGGACTTAAACTTGAACTGCACCGTCATTACTTTTGCTTGGTAACCGATCGCAATTGGTATCAACTGCGAGACATAGCCGTCACCGATTGTACCGGCGCCAGAAGTCGCGAGATTCAGAGAGTATATTTTATCAATTGGGCTTGATGATGTTACGGCTGCCGCTGTTGTATTTCCGCCCTTAGCCCGACCGCCGTTTGAAGTCGTGAGAACTGTACCGCCGGAACCTACACAAGCCGGAAGTCCGTTTGTTATGGTGGCACAACCCATTGCTGACCAACCGCCCGTATCACCGTCTTCAAAGTCGGTGCCAGCGATCATTAGGTTAGGTTCTGAGTGAGATTGTGTGTTTATAAGCGTCCACTTACCAGCGGCAATGTCAGCCTCGATAGATGAGCCCGATGTATGAGAGACGAGGCAATTATAGACGTTTCCGCCGTAGGTAACAAAACTTGTGCTCGCGGTGTAGGAAGTTGAAGTTACCCAGGCCGGAAGCCCCCCGGCAGCGGCAGCGGTCCACGTTGGCGCGGTAGTTGTTCCGCTAGAAGTTAGAACCTGACCATTAGTCCCATTGGCAAGTCGTGTTGGCGTTCCCGAGGCTCCGCCGTAAATAATGTCGCCTCCGGTTGTCATTGGATTTGTAAGACCGGCGGCGCCCCATGTTGGGGCGAGCGTTGTACCCGCAGAGGTTAAAACTTGGCCTACAGTGCCGTTAGCGAGAAGAGCGGTCGTTCCGGCGGCGGACTGATACGGGATTTGGCCGCCCGCTCCGCCTGCGATATTTGTCGCAGTTGTGGCGGTTGTCGCATTACCCGTTAAAGCTCCGGCAAAGGTCGTTGCCGTTACAAGTCCGGTTGAGGGATTAAATGTAAACTTAGTGCTTGATAACTTCGACGGTAAATTTCCGGTCGTAGTCGTCACCCATAGCGGGTACATCGTAGCATTTGTCGAGGTATCGTCTGTGACTGCAACATTTGTTGAATTTGTAGCAGTCGTTGCGGTGCTTGCATTACCTGTGAGTGCTGACGTTATCCCTGTAACTGTCATCATTCCCGTTGAGGGATTAAAACTCCACTTGGTGCTTGAAACTTTTGCCGGAAGATTTCCGGTAGTCGTCGTAACCCAAGAAGGATACATTGTCGCGTTGGTTGTGGTATCGTCTGTAATACCGATGGCTGTCGCACTCGATACATTATCGACCGTTCGTGCCAAGGTGCCGGATGACGCAGGCATTGCCCATGTCTTGGTGTGTGCGGGATTTTTAACTCCATCGGCGTCTATATACTTGGTGGCGATACCCCAAGCAATTGTCGGTAAAATAATAGTAAGTAATATTAGATATTTTTTCATGATTAACTCCTACTCGTTTCAACCCAAAGAGATCGACCGGCATCCCAATCGAGATCGAGAACTCTGTTTGCTTCAGCAAGCCAAGCACCTTGGATATTTAAACCTGTTCCGTCTTCAAAAAGAACCGTATCACTATCGGAAGTTCCGATGAGTCTAAGCGTTTGACCCTCGTTGGTTGCGGCGGCAATTTGAGGATTAGCCGACATATCGACTCCGCCGGTTCCCTTGATATACTTTTTATTCATGTAAGCGATACCAGTAAAAGGAACTGTTGTTCCTGCAATACACGCATAAGGTGCTGCAAAAGTTCCGACAATGTTTGGAGTTGCTGCGGCTGCGGCAGAAGCGGCGGCTGCTATGGCACTGTTGGCTGCGTTAGTCTCTGATATGGCGGCAGCGTTCTGACTCGCAAGAGCGGCGGCTGCTTCAGCGGTCACGTCGATGACAGACTGTGCGGCCGCTACTGAAGAAGCGGCAGAGTTAGATGCCTGTAGTGCGCTTGCTGCGGCCTGGTTTGCTGAAGTTACGGCACTTGCTGCTGCGGCACCGGCAGTTATTACTGCGGCGGCAGAACTTGCGGCTGCGCTAACAGCACTTCCGGCAGCATTGGTTTCTGATATAGCGGCGGCTGCGGCAGAAGCGGCGGCGGCAATGGCACTTGCTGCGGCTGCGACTTCACTCGCATAAGCGGCTCCTTGGCTTATCAGGGCGGCGGCTGCGGCAGCAACGGCGGCAAGAAGATCAGTTACGGGGGTCCAACTTGTAATCGCATTCCACGCGGTCCCGGCCGCATTAGTAGAAGGTATTAAACCCAAGGTGCTTGTAGTCGTTATTCCTTTTGGAAGTGTAGGATCAAATTCTTCAGGATCGTCATGGTCTGAGAGCTTAACGCTCCGATGACCAAGATAAGCAAGGCGCTGAATACTTCCGGCGATCCAATCAAGGGCGGCTTCTAATTTTGGAAGCGATAGACCACGCTTGCCTCTAAATTCGTAGGGTTGAGTTGGTGAGTCGTTGGCCTGTAAAATGATCAATCGATATTGATCTGCTAAAACTGCAAGAAGTGTGATCGTTCCACCACCCGCAACAGGATCAAATTCTACACCACTTAAATATGTTGTTGTGTCAGACCCTCGAACCCGGTGAGTCTCAGCACCAGCACTGTTGACTTCAATGATCAAGAGTTGGTTGAGTGCTTCGATTTTAAAGTCGAACGTGTAGGCAGCTAAAGTGCCATTTCCGAGATATTCTTCGTTTGGTGCAAATTCACTTCGTGCCATGAAGTTAATCCTTTACTTTAGAGTTTTGATTGTCAAGGGATGCCCCGGTCTTACTTCCTTGAACTTCAGTGCCGAGCCATAATTTAAACGATTCCACTTCAAACTTATCACTAAATCCATTGGTTTCTAAAAAGTCCTTCGATACAAAATTACTGAGTTTTTCTGCACCGGGCGCAGTCAATATCTTCACAGCTTTATCGACACCAAGTAGATTTACCGCGTAGACGTTTTCTGGACTAGGTGAAAGTTTAGCGGTCTCCAGAGCCTTGGACTCTTTCTGGGTCAAGGCTTCAAGCTTGATTCCATAACTCTGAGCGGCTTCAGTTTCTTTAGGTTTAAATTGATCTCCTAGTTCTTTGAGTCGTTCAAGAAGTCCATCAGGTAAATCTCCGGCATGAGCTTCCAAATCTTTTAATTTACTGAGGAACGCCTCAAGCTGAGGAATGGCTTTACCTTTTTGAAAATATTGTTCAGCGTTGTAGATATTTTCAAAGAGATGAACTGGGATTGGAGTCCCAGTAATCCCGCTGATTGTAATTCCTGCACCCTTGAGTGCCGCCTTACTTGGTGCTGATAATTTTTTATCGTATAAAAGAGCATCGATAAGATTATTTGCAATATCAAAAGTCAGTGCTGCATCTTCCTGAAGTGTGGAGAAAATGTTGGATACCTTCTTACGTTGAGACCCTTGGACTTGTGCCGTCTCCGAGTAATCAATATCTTTTAAAAATGGGAAGTCTCCAGCAAGAACTGCACTAGGTGAACTTAAAACATACCAACCAACCTTAGTTGCGAAACCTTTTTTGGTAATTTGTTTAGGATCAAATCTGTGAAACTGTGGACTATATCCACTCACGCCCTGAGATGACCACGGGGTTTCATAACCACGAGCCAAATCGTAGAACATTCTCAGCATTGTCATGGTTGCAAATGCACTCGCAGTACCAAGAGCAGCTTTCCAGTAGTTGCCTCTCTTATAATTTCTCACAATATTTCTACCCATCAAAAGACCTTGGTTTAAGGAGTTTCGTGGGTCAGTTGAGAACAGTGCGAGGAGTTTATGATTCCGCTGAAATGGACTTTTTGAAATCTTATTCGTACTCGTTAAGTTCTGACGAGAGATGGAGTTTGAAAAAACCTTTGCCATGTGATCGATCTCATCGGCATCCATCTTTGCTAATTTCTCAAGCGGAAATCCTGGAGCTTCACCATGTAAAAATTGTGTATAGCCCGCATGAGCAACAATTGCTTTTTGAACTAAGTCAGGAACCGATAGAGTATGAAACCCTTTTTCATTTAAGATGTGCATTGCACCGGTCACAAGTCCTGTCGTAGTCGACCATGTTTTTCTTGGTAACAACTTACTGATCGGATCTCTCATGTTGTCATTCACATCGGCCAAGTGCGCGGCAATATCGGGATTGATCTTTGCGGCTGACTGAATGTAATCACCCCATGAACCCGGATTTGTAAGAAACGCGTGAATTGCGTTGGTCAGATGTTTGTTGATTATGTGATTTCCAAGTGCTCGATTCGCGTGGATCATCGAGGCGAACTGGACACCATGAGATGTTAAGTTACCAACCAGAAATCCACTCGATACAGCTGATGAAAACTTGGAAGCCAGGTTCTCAGTCCACCTACTGTACTCTAAAAGATTTTGGTCTCTATGACCTGAGCCCGAAAGATCAACGATCGAATTCACCATGACGTTTAAGTTCTGCGAACCAAGGAGAGCAATCACATCTTCAGCAATCATTGGGTGAAGTAGAGTTTTTAAACTATCCGCGATCGGTTCTCGGAAATTAAGATCGTGTAAGAAATTGTCCGCAGCGATACCAATATTATTTAAACTGAAATTTAAAGGCTCATTGCTCCCGGTACGTTCCATCAAATGAGAGTGCTGAGTCATGTCATCGACTGCAAAATTTCTGATCATTTGCTGTGGATCTCGTTCGTCTTGAACTGAATTTCTTGTGATCTTCCTGACGCTCAGACCTTCCTGAGTGATCAGAGGGAAGTATCCCCCGCGACGTTCAACACCACGATGAGTTTGTTTCTGAGCTGGAATCAGTTCTGGTTTTTCTCCAGTGATTCGCTCATGAAAATCCATAACCCTTGGACGATAACTCTCAAAAATATCCATCACACCTTGAGCGAATTCAACATGCTCAGGCTCAAGCTCTCGATCAAAAACCTTGCGGAGTGTTTGAATATCAGTCGATGCAAGAACTTGTTTGTCACTGTTGGTGTGAGTGAGACCCTTGATCATTCGCTCACTATTACTCGCAGTGCCGTCGTTCATGTACATCATGAGGAGATCTGACTGTCTGATCCGTCCGTCTCTAAAACCAATCAACGGATTATCGGCAAACTCCGGAACGTAGATGATTTTGTTGACCATTTTTGCAATCTTACTTGTTCCGAGTTTTCCTGAAGTATCTCCAGACTCACCGTTGAGTTTTTCAATCAATCCTCTAACACTCTCAGTGAAAATTTTGATATCATGCGCTTTTCCGGCAACACCTTGATTCCCGAATTTTCCATCACCATAAAGATTAGCGACTATATGTTGAGCAAGTGGACCGGCCGTCATGTCATCGGCGGCAACGGTTAGGTGCTCTAAGTTTCTAAATGTCGAGAGTGCATCACTTGTTGAGTCTATGATGCTGGTGGGAATTGGTTTATCTTTCCCACCAATCTTACGATTTACGTCATATCCTGTGACACCTTTAAGATGCTCGTGAATATTATCTATTGCGTCTTGCAGGAGTTGTCGTTGTTTTGCAGGATCACCGAACTCGTTGTTCAATCGGTTGTATCGTTTGGCTCGATGTAAAAGGGTCCTGAGAGCCTTTCCTACAGCTTTAAACTCAGCAACCGTCATATCGCCCGTTTGAGTTCTGATGTCCTTGGTCAGCTTCTCAGAGATTCCAAAGTTACCGACTCCAGCGATTGCTTGTTCCTTGACCCACTCCAAATAGGCGCCTTGTTTTACTGCACCCTTTTTGCTCTTGGTCAGATTGTAGACACTTGTAATCTCATTCCAAGCATCGAGATTTCCGGCAGCTTTAAGCTCACGTAGAGTCTCAGCGTTATGAAGATTGCTTGCTAAGAATTTTTGGATCTTGTTCACTTCGCCGATTGCGATGTGGTTTGCGATTGCCAACTCAGACGCAAGGGCTGCGTGGTATTCACTGATGTAAGCTTTAGGAACGTCATTGTCAGTTATGGCATCGATCGCAGTTTTATGATTTCTATTTTGGGCAACTTCAAATTTTTTACCGTTGAGATTTTTAATCAAAGTTTTTTCGGTGGCGTTTTGAGCTTTTTGAGTCAGTTCCTCAATTCTCGGTAGTCCCATAGCTATCGACTTGATTCCCTTTTTAGTCGAAGGCCATTTGTTCTCTCTCATGAATTTCATTTCAGCAATATGGTTTGCTGTAGAATTATGAAAAGATCTAGAAACCTCCAGATGATCGAGATCAACTTTGCTTCTAATTTTATCTCTGAGCACTGCTTCGTTTTGGATTCTACGGTTTTCTAAAATCTGATCGCGGGTTGGAGTTTCCGCCATCATCTTCATGAGATCATTACCGTTTCTAAATCCAAGAGCATAAGCTGCATTATCTGGACTAATACCACCTTTGACGAAAAAGTTATGAGCGCGGAGTTGTTTCCGAGAAGCCTTATCACTTATGAATGCTTCTTTTTGCGCCGGAGTTAAGAGTCTTGGATCAACTGCAAACGGTGAGAACCCCGGCTTTTGATGTGCTTCTGTGAACTGACTTTTCTCCCAGTACCTATTGCTCGGTTTAAAATCGACGTTTGCAATAGGATTCGGATTATAGAACTTCTCGACCGTCTTGATGTTCGGATTATTTTCAAGTCGTTGTTGATCTCGTTGAGCATCGATAAGTGATTGTTCAGCAGTCTTGGCATCGATCACTTTCTCCATATCATTTTCGTGAAGTTGATTAATATAATCGGCACGATTCTCACGGGCCAAACGCTGGTCGCGATTGATATCATGAACTAGGCTGGGCGGAAGATATTTTTCAACTTCGTTTGGAAATAGACGTTGATTGAGATAATCTTTCTGATAAAAAATATTATTATCAGGTTGAGTATTTTCTAGTGCGGCAGTGAGTGTCGATTTTTCTTCGGCATCTGTCGGTAGAGTCTCTTTGATTTTTTGAACACGACCAATGAGATCGACATATTTCTGTATAGGAACGGGATTTTCTACTTTTTTCTGATAATCAGCAATTGTGTCTTTTTTGAATTTGACATTATTTTCAAGATCTTTTTTCTTCTGATTCAATGATTTTTCAGCAATAAATCGTTGATCTTTTATGAACTTCTCTTTTGCAATCGCAATATCTTCTAGTTTTTTAGCCGCAATAGAAGACGGGGTTTCCAAATAACTTTTTCTATGTTCAACCTGATTCTCAAGATCAATAAGTTTTTGATCTTTTCCAAGTTTTAGAGTTTTTCCTTCTTCGGAATTTTTATAATCACTCAATTGTTTTTCAGTCCGTTCTAGGATCTTCTTATTGAGTGCGGTATCATCTTCGAGAGTTTTATATTTCTCATCGATCTTTTTGAGTTTAGAATCTAGTTTCTCTTTCGCCCACGAATCCTTTACGTTGGTTATGTCAAGTGGTGGATTTTTCTGAGATAGATAGTCCTGAAGTTCCTTTTCGTGATCGACAAGTCTCTCTTTATGATAATCGACCATTCTTCGGTCTGTCTCTTGTAGTAAATTGGAGACTCTAGTGTGTTGTTTATCCAACTCTTTCAAATAAGCATCAGCAACTTCTTTTGTACCAAGAGATTTAGCTAAAGTCGTATCATCAGCTTCTCCGGTAAGATTGACATATTTTGCACGATCTTCTGGTGTCTGATCTCCGACTTTTAACTTCGTCTGAATCTCCGCTCGTGCCGCTTCCTGCGCTTTGATATTTTCGTAAAGTTTCCTGGCATCGTTCGGTGTTGGTCCGTTCGGATCAAGTTTTACATGATCACCAATCTCCGGATGAGCATCATGAATTGCAGCAATATCTTCAGGTTTAAAAGCTATCGGTGCATTCAACTGTGCTGACAAAAATCCAGATGGATCAATCTTATCTTGAATCGCTTTCGCCTTCTCGGGAGTATTGGAAAATTCTCCGAGTTTGTCTTTGTCGATGTAAATGCTGGGCATTCCGAGTTTATCGAAAATTACCTTACGAACATTTTGAGCTGTCGCGGGATCGATTTGATGAACCTTGGTATCTTGTAAAATTTTACTCGTTGCATCTAGAGTGTCCTGAAAATTTAAGATCTCAATAGCCTGAGAATGTGGACTAGGAGGTGGAGACTTCGGCCGTGGCGCTTCATTTCCTGGAGCACCTTCAGGTGCTTGTGGTCTAAATGGTCCTACGACCTTTGCATTATCTCCGGGACGATAAGCTGACGGTGGTGTACCAAATACCTTCTCAAGTCCCATGCCGGTGCCGTGGAGCAGAGCACCCGTTAAAGCTCCAACACCGAAGGTATCAGCTAACTCTTTCGGATCAAGGTCACCCAGACCGTTTAAAATACCATTAGCTAAATCTACGTGACCGGCCGAGTTCTCGGTCTTAGCAAGTGAGGTTCCAAGGTTTGACACGATCTGTTGAACAACAGCCGCTCCACCCATGATCCCACCAGACTTAGAAACCGCCTGACCAAGTTTGATTATAGATTCCTTGAGAGCAATATTCGCCGGATCTGAAACGAGTTCAGGTGCTTTGGATAATATATTTTTAAGAAACGGTAAGCTTTTCGATAAAAGTTTGGTTGCCCCAGCGGTGACAGCGGCGTTTAGAACACCAACACCTTGGGCGATAAAGACCTTATTGCTCTCATCGATCTGCATCGGATTGCCAACACCGATCGGTGAGTAATTTCCCGAAGATGTAGTTTCAGGGATTGTAAGTTTTCCGAGATCTCGATAGGTCTGATTTTTGGTGCGTTGATAAGCGTCAAGAACCGAGGCGGCAAAATAACCATGCCACGCTCCGATGACTGCTCCACCGGTTGCACTGATTCCACCGGCGACAGGTGCTCCAACTCCACCAATGGGCGCTGTGAGTGCTCCAGCTGCCATTGCTGTTGGAATTCCGTAGAGTGCCGCTTCAGTTGCAGCTAACCCCGCAACGATCTCTTTATGTCTCCAAGCGGTGTGAACTAGATCGGCCGCCGTACCCAATGCACTTCCGGTAAATTTTGCAAGTGTGCCCATTTCCCCAACAGGATGTTGAGGATCGGCGATCATTTGGTTTTCAAGAGAGGTCGCAATGGCGTCATCGTCTTCAGATAATTTTCCACCATTCGCCATTTGCTTTTCAGTTAAGGCATCAAGATCTTGGAGAGTCGTAGTTGAATTTTTAATTTTATGAATACTGTCGTGCCAAATATTCTCCATCGTGGAGAGGTGTTCAGTATCAGGCAGATATGCTGAGGCTTTTTGCTGATCCTCTCTCATGATCCCCGCAAGGATCGGAGATGCCAAAGGTGGGCGAACAAGTTTATCGGCTTCAGGTTGAAGCGTTTCTTTATTGTCAGCAAAAGTCATCGGAGGAATTCCGAGAGTATTTGCACTCTGGATATTTTTAATCGCGTCAGGTTGAGGAGTGTCCGCGAGATATCCTTGCGGTGTTATGTCTTCCATCATTCACCGGCCGGACTATATTTTGAAGGAAGTTTGGCACCCTTTGATTTTATGAAATCAGTAAGACTCTCACCGGCACCAAGAGCGTGACCGGAATCTTCTCTAAAATACTGAAGCCAACTCTGCTTAGATTTTGCGTTGAGTTCTGGAACTTTCACGTCGGCTGGTGCAGAGAGTGATCCTTGAAACGCAGGCTTCTCAATGACTTTTTTATAAGTGTCATTGACTTTCATTTTCGCCACAAATCCATTGATAGCTTTTAATTGTCCGGTCTCAGATTTATCGTGAGTCGCTTCCATGATCGGAGCAAATTCTTGATACATTCTATAGAGTTGGTTCTCATCCTCGACACTATATTTCTGTCCACCGTTTATATTGTACTGAGTAGGAACGACCATCTCTGCATCTCTGAGAGCAGTCTTTAAATTCGTCGTCATGAATCGATCGCGCTTGGTATTATCGGCACTCGCGGGATCTTTGGCTTGAGCGACCTTCTGTTTGAAAAATTTCCGATCTTCACTGTTGAGACCATAGGACGCTTGAACCAATTCAGATTCACTCATATCCGCGATCGTTCCGTCTGCAACTTTATTCTGAAGTGCAACATAAGCGGAAGGACTTGAGACTTTGTTCGATCCTCCGGTTGCATCTTCGATTATTGCATTTCGGGCTTTTGGATCGAGTCTCGTTCCGGCCGCTTTAAACAAACTCTGAATCACTTGGTTATTATCGATCTGATCCTTATTCGTTAAATGTTTTGAAAAATCAGGATCCGCATTGGTTTTTTGAATATAAGAATTAATCTTATCCGAGAAATATTTTCCAGCCTGCTTGTCGTTGTTCTCTTTTTGAACTTCAGCGATATTGAGATTTTTTCTGACTTCTTGTTTTTCGAGAGGATCAGTAAGTTTATCCACTGCCGCAAATCGATCGGCAGGATTTGGATATTTCGCTAGAAGTTCCTCAGAGATCCCCGCCGCTTTAACTTTTATCACTGACTCTTTATGATCAAGTAGAAGTCCGGCTTTGGTTTTTGAGAGCATGTTGTCGCCAAACTTATCCATCACCATTTTGGCCAACTCAGGTTTTCCGGATCGATTAAATGTGTCGACGACATCCTTAACGGGACCATCGGTGGCTTTTAAGAGCGCAAGTTTTACGGTGTCATTTAGAGCGATATTTCCATCTTTATCTTTTGTGGCTTGTCCATCCATGATGGCTTTATCTAAGACCAACTTTCTAATCTGTGAAACTTGATCCGTCATTGGTTTAAGTGAAGTATTCGTTCCATTCTCATCGACCGGTGCATTGGAACTGATACCCTCCGAGGCATCTAAGACACCTTGACCGCGCATGGCGATTCCGTCATCGAAGGTTTTTTGTTTATAAGTTTCATACTGAATCGACGATTGAGTTGCTTGCTTCTCTCTTAGATTCGTATCGGAAATACTAAATTTCTCACGCATTGCCTGAGCCATGCGAGGAGTAATATTTGGAATCGCTGCAATGATGGCGTCTTTTCTCGCCTGTCTTTCAGAATCGATCTTGTGATATGCGTCGGTTGGGTCTCCGAGAATTTTTCTAGCTTGACCAAGCAATTCTCTCTCGCCAACTTCATAATTGTTATTCGCACTTACTGCGGCCGTTTCAATTGCGTGTTGTTCAACCTTAGCTTGATAGTCTGCAACTTCATTGATTACACTTCCGGCCGCTTGACCGATCGCTCCGGTCGCTTTTGAAGTATCCGCGACTGCGGTGTTTATTTGACCATTTGATTCTGGTGCTTGTGGTTCAAATCTATTTAGTGTTGGTATTTGTACGCCTGGCATTATTTACCTGTCCTATTGCTACCACCGAGAGCTTCATTTTTTAAGCCCGTATCATTTCCGGATTCTTGAGTATACGCACGATAACCCGTAGCTCCGGCATTTAAGATACCTGAAGTTTCGGTCGCACTTGCGTTGATTTCAGACTGAGATCTTCCGACACTCATTCCTTGTCTGATGTTTCTGGCTTGCAAAGTGAGTCCACGCGCTTTTGCTCTTGCCTGATTTTGGATATCAAGAATATTTAAAACTCCGTTGAGTTTTGTTTCGTTCTGAACTTCAGCAGCCGTTCCAAATCCAACATCAACTCCTGCCGAAGCATAACCGGCTTTTTGAGCACCGACAGTTTGGTCGATTTGTTTTTCATAATTGGCAACCTGTGTGTCTCCAAATTTTTGAGCTTCATAGGCATCTTGTTCGACATACTTCGCATTGACCTCATTGAGAGCGTTAGTGAGTTCAGCACCTTGTCTAATTTCATCGGCCTGTTTTAGAGCAGTGCCAGCTTGTAGAGCAGCTAATGCGTACATCCAAATCATAGTTATCTCCTCTCGTCTTCAAGATCAGGAATGATCGAAAGAATTTCAAAATGCACCGGATCCACCTGTCTTAAACACACTCGACCTTGACGTGACCAATCACCCGGAAGTGAAACTTCATAACGTCTCGTTGTTGGCTTTTGAAACGTGTTCGCGATGATTGGATTCTCATCCTCATAGTTCACTTCAAATTCCTCTAGATCCTGCATTCCGTCGACTTTATTGTCAGCTGGAAATTTGTTTCCAACATAGAGTCCACGAGAATTGTAGGTCTTGATATAAACCTTATTGACGGTCTTTGATTCGAGTAGTACCGGACGCTGCTCCACCGTGTCTATATCGAGAGTTTCGATATCAGATGTAATTGGACGACCCACGTGAACGATCGCGCCTCTGACGCCGTCCGGGAGAGTCAAGACCCCACCCACAACTTGGAGTGATTCATACTTTTCGATATCGTTATTTGGAGAACAAAGAACGCCACCATCAACCATCACTGCGGGATATTCTCCCTCAAGGTGGCTGAGTCCCGACATACTTGATGCGGTTTTATAGAGTCTTGCGGTTGTTGCATAGCTGGACGGAAACTCACTGTCTGGTTGGACTGTGATATCTCTGGGTCCAACATTTCCAACTACTTCCAAATCGATAGCAGAACCATCACTATCAAAAAAACGATAAATAGAACCAACGTCACCAACGCCGGGAGAGGGAAACACATTGCTCGCTCCAGTCGTTATTCTTAAAACTCCAGTCCAATCATCGGCAACCACAGGTGCGATCGTGAATACATCGGTCCCAACGAGTGAGTCATTGAGAAGAGTTCTAAACGATAACATGCCGTCCATCGCCGCAATCGAGTGACCCATGTAAGCCTCAGGATCACTCTCTAGAGTTGCACCCGAAATATATCTCGGGACCGTGAGTTCCAAATATCGATAACCATTTTTTTCAACTACGAAAAATGTTTTGTTAGGATATCCGGTTTCAACAACATCTTCAACCACAACATCAGACGAATCATGACGAGTCCAAGCTCGCATTTGTTGGAGTGGTTCATAGGTGAAACTTGCAAATGTACCGTCATCAAACACAGTAAAAAGGCAAGGGACTTCACCTTGATGAAATGCCATTGATAGAATTCGTTTTCCAATAAATAAATGAGAACTAAAACTTGTGAGTTCATCGCCGGAATATGAAGCGGCTTCAGTGGACCAAGAGAGTTGTCTGATCGTATTTGTAGAAATATCGACAAAGATCACGCCACCCGGAACGCAGAGGGGTGTGACAGTTTCATCGACTACCCAGTTGCCTTTTCTCGATAGTCCTAAATTTGTCGGTGAAAGTTCACCGTTATTTAAAAACACTCCAATGGTGGTAAAAACCACGAGACCATCATTGTCGACCATTCGTAGAACTTTTGCGCGGCCGCTGGTTCCTGCCTTAAATGTTAAAGCTGAAGCAGCATTGATCGGATAGTCTCGATAAAAATTCGGAAGGCTCTTAAGACTATTGGGATTAACTCCCGGTCGACTCGCGTGAATCGCTTCAGGATTTGCAAAAGCAATCGAACCCTCAGTAATCAATAGACGCTGTTGATAGATTGCTCCGGTTTTTGAAAGCTGATTTATTGATGATCCCGATGTGTCAGCGGCCGGAGGTAGATGAGTGTAATCGGCAACTTGACCTTTATCGGAAAATGTAAATGAAGTGAAGCCACCACCGGTTGATTGGGATGTAGAACTTCCAATATAACCAAATGCTCCGCCTGATCTTGGTCTTCGATAAACCCGCATCTCAGTGACATCATAAACTCCCGATGGAGTTTTGAAAACTATGTCATTTGTTTCGGTCACTGCGATCGGAAGTTTTCCAGTAGCGGTTATCGTTCCAAGACACTCCTGACCGTTACATATCATCGTCGCATAATAATCAACATCATAACCTGTTCCACCTGCGGAGTTACTGACGTAAATTGTCGAAGACGGAAAAGCATCAAAGATCGTGGTCACAAATGCGACGTTTAAATAATCAAGGAGTAGTGTGGTTTTACCGTCACAGAAAATGAAAACGAAACTTCCACACGTAACAAAATGAACATTCGGAAGATCAGCTTCAGTCAGTGCATGACCCGCGTCTCCACCAATATCCAAAGCGTTGAAATCATAAACTCTTGTGTACTGATGACCAAACTCAATCACGTAGCCAGAATTTGGAGGGGAGTAATATTTAACTTTTCGATTTTGGAGTTTGGCAGTTACAAAATTCGCTCGACCCATGCGAGAAATGAGTCGGCCGGTTTTACCGACGATTGGACCCCTGCCAGTTTTTAGACCCGATTGATACTTATCGAAATTCGTTCGCTCATGTAACGCCGGATCCAATTCACCTGCTGAAAAAGAAGATTGGACCTTTAACGCCATCAGCTAAGTCTTTCTTTTACAAATTCCGATTCGATTGAAGGATCATTGAAAACGAAATTTTCGAGTCTGTCTTGTTCTTGGGCTTCAGCCTTGGTCATCATGTATGTTTTTTGGATACTCTCCATGAGAGTCTTAGAGCCCTTTCCAGTCACGAGAGGTGAAGACATGGAAGCTAATCGATAAGCGACCGCAAGACCGGCTGTGGCGCTCAGAGAAGACAAAGGAACGTCGGTGCTGATATATTCTATAATCGCGTCAACTTCATTCGTGAAAATACACTTCTTTCCACCCTTGATTGCAACTCGCTTATCGATATGAGTCGAGCGATCATCGTTAATAACAGGTGACTGAAGTCTACGAAAAAATGCACAGTCTGAAGGATACTTGTAGGAAAAATCCCATAGATCATTTGGATCTTGTTCAATGAGTTCAAGGTTTGTTTGAGTGGACGTTGAGTCCAAATTAAGATCAGCCAGAGTCGCGGCGAATGCGGCTTTAAAGTGAGTATTTAAAACATTGCATTCGTTGGATTTGTCAGTGTCGGTATCAGTAATTCGACGAGACAGGAGAAGTGCGCCAAGAGCCAAATTGTAAATTTCAGCTTTTGAGTACATTGTTCTCCCGCCCTTTCACCTGGCAGGATTATTTTCCCGCAGATAGTTTTCGTTCTTTCATCATTGCAATGTGCTGTTTCTCCAATTCGGGATCAACACATTTCATCCATTCGCCAACTTTTTCCATGACAGGGATAAAGAGAACATCACCTTCATGTTTTCTGCAACCTTGCCAAATGCCCTTTCGTGTCACAACAACTTCGATTCCTTTTTTAGGAACTACCGGTGCGCTCTTAACTTGAGCGACCGGTGCCGGAGACTGAACAGGTCCGGGAACGTCGAGAGACGGCATAGCAACTGAAGGTTGAGTTTCTTCCGCTACAGGGACAGGGATCGGCATTTGACCCCTGTTATTTCGATTCCGATTATTTGGTTCCAAAATTTACCTCTATTAAACAGCAGCGTTAACAACTTTTGGAAACGATTTGTATTTTGAAATCTCATCAGAAGGCACGAGATAACAATCACCAGTTACGGTCGTTGTTCCACCAGTTGCGGTGTTTCTGAATCCAAGATACTGCAAATTCATTGTACCTTGTGGGATTGGGATTTCAATCACTGCTCCAGGGATCAGAGCGGCTGCTAGAACCGTCACTGCCGACAAAACAACAAGACCGGCAGTCAAAGCGGCGTCAGTCGTTTGAATCGCTTCCAGAGTATGCGTGGATCCCGCACCAGCTGCGACAGTCGGTAAGAACACCAAGGACATCCGTCGACCGATGCTCAGGTCTTGGGCTGCGCTTTGTTTCTTGTAAGAATTTGTCGAAACGGTAGCTGCGCCCGTGAATGATTGAGCAGCTGACAACTGGTTCTGTACGTCCATAAAATTCATGATATGAATCCTCCACAAAAATTAAAATCAAAGTCAAAAAGAAGGCCGGTATTCTCCGGCCGTTTCTATTATGTTATTTGGTCTTCAGAACTGAGCAGAGCATCCATTCGGCGAACAGGATCGCCAAGGAACATCAAGCAAGGTTTGCCTTGATAATTATCATAGGTGATCCCTGCACCAGCTCCAACTTTCGTTAGAGATTGCTTATGCAAGAAAGCCTGAATGGTTCGATTCACATACCAAACGCCTGTTCCGTTTTCCAGGGTGTGGATTTTGTAGTTTGCGCTGATCATAAGATCAATCAAATCAGCGGCGCCAACTCCCGATTTCAAAAGGGCTGGATCAATATTTGCGATCCTGGCAGCTTGGCGATAATCTTTAACAACCAAACCGTGATCCATTTCGAAATCTTCTTCGTATCCCCAGAAAGTTCCAGCTGCGCCGTTCTCATCTGTTCCGGCAATTTGAACAAGTTGCTTACCGGGAGATCGATCGGTTCTCTTCAAACCAGCCTGAGTTCCTTCAGGATAAACACCGAAGATCGAACGCTCACCCCAATGAACTTTGAGGATTGAACAGTTGTCAGTGGTTGTTCCACCAGCGTCGATAATTTGTTTCGAGGTTTCTTCAGATGCACTCAAGGTTGAGTACACATCAAAGAATCCAGGGCATTTTCGATTTGAATCAATGGGAGATCCGTAAATTGCGAGAGAGGCAAGTTCCAAAGCCATCGCTTGGATGTGACCTTGAGCTTGGTTCCATCGATTGTACCCGATGCGATCTTGACCACCACGAGCAGCTACGGCGGCGTCGATCTGAGATTTCGACTCAAAGTGAGCGGCAGAATATGTGCGCTCCTCACTTGTCGTTTTAGAAGCAGGAATTGGCTGGTTCGCTTTACGGTAATAAACCGTAGGGAGACCAGAACGGATAGATTCTTTGTGGATGGTTTTTTCGTTCATCACCATATAAGGGATGTCGTTCAACATCGCATTTTCTTGAATCAAAACTTCGGCCACGTCGCCAATGTTGTTGCCTTTTTCTTTTGCGACGTCAGCTAGTGTTACTAAGGTTGCGCCAAGAACTGCCATTTAAAATCCTCCGTTAAAAAGAAATCAATTACTATAATATTCTAAAGGGTTGCGTTTTTCACCAGCGGGTTTTTCAGGTATAGACGGTTCTCCCTGAATCAAATTTTCAGTGGAATAGAGATGTTCGGCTAACTTTGCAAGATCCCGCATGACATAAGGAGGCAACACGGACCCCCGGTCAGTCAATTCTTTTTTTGTAAGCGGCATAAATTCTTGCAAAACTTTCTCCACGTGCATCACGTTGTGTTGCATTTTCTCACCACCAAAGACCGGATCGGCCTTCAGTTCTGAGTACCACTTCGAGCGAGTCGCTGCGACTTCTCTCTCAGCATTTTTAATAGCTTCAGCCTGAGCTGTTGCAATCTCTTTTACCTCGCCTGCTCTTAAATCCAAGTAAGCTTGAGCCGCCGTCTGAGTAAGTCCATGAGCTTTTGCGAACTCTTTGACTTTTGTCACTTCGTCTTTCGGAATAACTTCGTCAACCTTTAGTTCAAATCCTAGCTCAACAGGCGGTTCAACAACCGGAGGTTTAACTTCCTCAACGATTACAGGTGGTTCTTTATCATAACCAGTTGCAAGTTTTTCAATTTTATCATCTGGCTTTTTGTCTAGTTTTTTGGCTTTGGGGTCTTTATCTCCCTCATCCTTGGAGATTTTTTCGTACCCAAATTCGTCGAATTGTTTATCCCCTGTTCCTTCAGGCGCCTTATCAATTTTTTCCGGAGGTGGCGTTGGTGTAATTTTGGGCTCAACGACTGCTGATCCGACACCGGTTCCTCCTGTGGCATCATCTGCTTTGTCGAGCGGTATTTTGTTCTGCAACTTTTTGATCATAACGATCCTTTTCCTTTCTTGCGAGCAGCGTCCCGGCTTGTTCGTAATCAGCCTCAGACGCGAGTTCAAAGATTGCTTGTCCTGCTCGCAAGTGACCTAACATCTCTCGGATAAATTCCTGTGGCAAACCAATTGCTGGAATTTCTCCTACTTGGAACTCTTTAAAAAAATACTTAAAGAGTTCTCTACCCGAAGTTGTGGCAAGGACTGCGCGGGTATGAAGCACAACATCTCTGTGCTCAATCGCTTCGCGCTGTTCTTCCTCAGTCAACTCCGGCCGTTCCATTAGTACGTGAAAGCCACTGGTCCCACGTCAGCTGTGAAGCTCGTAGGAGGTGTGATTGTTGCTACAGTTCCAAACGTCTGACCTGTGATATCTCCAGTATAACCCGCGTACTGGCCAACAGCTGGGGCAGTACGGAAACGATCGGTTGTTCCATTCATGTAAAGTCCGATCCAGTAGGTTCCGGTTTTGGCAGCATAGGTTCCTGTGAAAGCCAAAACCTGATAAGCATCTGCACCTGAAGTCGTAATACCAGAGAGTGAGGAGTTCGCAACAACGGCACCAGCACTGTTGAACAGAGCGACAATCCATTTATTGGTTCCGACTGTGGCTGCGTTATTGACATAAACACCTGTGAGAGTGGAGTTATGAGGGATGACAATCTGACTCACATAGACGTGAGTTGCTACAGCGGCCGTTGAAGTCCCAGCAGTAAGAGTTGATGGTTTCCATCCCATGAAATTATGAAACAAATCACCAAGAGCGATACCGCCTGTGAAGGTCGTTGCGCCCGTATGAGTCGTTGCACCGGTCACATTCAGTGTTCCACCAACGACTGTATTTCCACTTGAAGCTGCGACCGTGAAGCTGCTCGTATTTACTGCAACGTCACCTGTAACTCCAAGTGTTCCACCAACTACAGTATTACCGCTTGCGGCTGTAACTTGGAATTTGTTGGTTGCTACGGCGAAGTCGCTTGTGAGTGCCAGGGTTCCGGCAATCAGAGTATTTCCGCTCGATGCTGCAACTGTGAATTTGTTTGTGTTGATGTCGAAGTTTCCGGCTGCGTGGAGAGTCGTACTGAGGGAGAGCGACGTTCCAGTGAGAGTAGGACTTGAGACCGCCGTAATCGTACTTCCGTTTTTTGTACACGTCAGTCCGGTCGAACACTTGAAAGTCGTAACGACTCCCAAATTGCTCGTTCCATTGTACATCAAAATTCCCGCTTGCGCGTTGGTAGCAAACAACGCCATCGCTATTAACAGTGAAACCAATTTCATAAATTCCCCTTTATTGACTTTGTTGTTGTTGCGCTTTCATTCCAACATCTTTTGCGGCCCCGGCCATTGCTGGGATCGTTTGTTCCATCATTTGTTGTCTCTGTGCCATTGCCTGCGCTTGTTCACGCATAGCATCGACTTTTCCCTGTGGATTATTAAGTCCAGTAGGTAAGAAAAGTCTATCCTCATAAAGATCACAGAACTTGTCAATATTCACTTTATCCCAAACCTTCGGTTGAATTTGACCAATCTCCATAATTTTTGCGATATATCGATCGATCGAAGGAAGATCCGCAGCCTTCTGAGCTTGGGCAAATACTGAGATAAATTCAGCCTGTAGGAACTGACCCGAGAGTCCTTGTGGTGGAGGTTCCAAATAAGGATCCTTATCGAGAACAAAGTCCATCACGAATTCAAATAGAGGCACGTTATAGGTCCAGTTGAGTGACTGAAGACATGGTCCAATAATTAGTTGTTGTTCCTGGACGACAGCGTTGGTCTCTGTCGCAGTTCGAGTCTTTGGATTTTGAGAGAGATAAAGAAGATAGTCGGAATAGTATAATTTTCCAACTTGCTCTCTCATATCACTGACATCTTGAACGAGTGCACCTATTCCGGGATTGACTTCGAATATCGGGCGCAGTCCCTTTTGAGCAAGCGAAGTCGGATCGAGAGGCACATAAGAGTTAGACGCCGTTGTAATATATGACTTTCTAAGATTCGCTGGTCCCTGCAAAGCCGGTCTAAGCATTTGCTGGAGAGCTTCATCTTTTCCGATAGCTTTTTTATTGAGCGATTTAATGAGACCAAGTGCGTCAGATGTTGGTCCTTTTTCTCCGTACTCAAAATTTCCGCCAGCGTCGGACTTCCCGACAATAAAGGGTTTTCGTTTCGATGCTGATCTTTTCAGATACATTTCCTGTTCACCAAAAGCAGGAACACCGGGATTACCGATATCGTATCCGTCTTGAAAATATTGTCCGGTTGCTGAACCAATTTCATAGGTCACAGCAATCCATCTTTTATTTAAAAGTGCCTGAGGTTTATTCGGATCAAACGCGTTGTTCTCTTTTACAATATGAACCACGTCGATTTTTTGAGTGTAGTTTCCTACCTCATACATCCGTCTGACTCGATTTGAAAAGTTCGACCAGTCCCACTTGCCGTTAACTTTACGGCCGTAGGTATCAACGAGAGCTTTTACTGTGAGCGCAAACTCTCGAACCAAGACAGTGGCTTCATTGAAACCGTTGTTAATTACGAAGTAAGAACCCGGATCCATATTATGAAAATACAAGTTCCCACGAATCTCATCAATGTAGTGACCACCGGTATTGAGTCCGCCGAAGTCTGAGTAAAATCCCGCAGCTGCATTGTAATAATTGCAAGAAGTAAGAGCATGGTGACAACGGTCAGTGTACTTTTGAAGCCAGGATTTATTTTCCGGTTGTTCATTGAGATCATCATTCTTTGAAAACACGCGAGCCCACGGCCGCGACGCTGAGGTGTTACCCTCTAAAAATCCGGCCACAAACGATCGGTGCGAAAGTATATGAGTTGAGTCTACGATATGTTGATTATTTCGCTCACCTTGAATCTGTGAAGTCATCCACTTGATACGGTGCGGAATTACCCAACGGCCGCAATCAATCCACGTCTGTCTGACTTTTGTAAAATTTTGTTTGGCCTGGATTCGCAGATACTCATACTGGCCTTTTGTGAAATCCATTATAACCCCAAAAAGTCAGTGGTGTCTTTGCCGCTTGGATTCGCCCAGTTAAGGTTGAATCCGCTCGTTCCTCTAGAAACCCAAGATGTCTTTTGAGCACTCCCGGCTGCGCTAGAAGCCTTCACATCTGTGTTTTGAACCGCAAGCTGTTTATCGGCGATATCTTTTAACCTTGCGGCTTCTGCGTTGGTTGCGACTTGTTTCTGCCAGTCAGCTTGACGTTGACTGTTGGCACCAGAGATTTCACCACCTACGTTATTCAGATTTTGTTCAAGCTTTGGATTCCCACGATTGATAGCATCACCAAGGCTTCCACCATTGACACCAAGAAAAGTGTTCACCATGTCTCCTAAACTTGGAAGACCGGGAGATTTACCACCGCCGCTGCTACCCATTATCAACCTCTAAACGATAAAGTGTTTCAAGCTCTTTGAATCCGAGTTTCTCCAAAGTCTGACGCTTAATGTTAGTTTTTGGAGTTACCATCGTGATCAGATGATCGGCGTTAGACTTACCAAATGTCAAGAAATCATCCATCAGAAGTTTCGCAGCCCTACTGCCTCGTTCGGCAAATAGCAAATCCTGCATTAGAATTTTTATACTTGGATCCAAAATGCTGTCGAAAAGTCTAGAAAGCATGATCCCAACCATCTCGCCGTCTCGTTCACAAATCATCACTCGGTGGTTGATCGCGTAGTCCCGTATTTGAAAATTGCGCCAATTAAATTTTTCACCATAGAGACTTGAAACCTTTTTGGCTATCTGTTCTAGATAGAGTACCATGTTTCCATCCCCGTAAGCTATTTCACCGTAAGTGAGTCGTCTAATCTGATATTTCATAATACTCATCATTGTAGAGATCATCGACACTGTGGTCAGGCATTTTATAAGCACTATCACCTGTCACAAATGCAGTGTCTCCACCGGTCTGATGTTCCGGCAGTCGATCCATCACAGGACGTGCTCCAGTTAAAACAAACGCATCAGCAACGTCGGGCGAGAATCCTATGCGCTTTTTTATTTCGAGCTTTGTCTCACATAATTTTTTAGTGGTGATCTTATGCCGAGTTCCCTTGGTCCAACAGAGTTGTTTTATAATCGCCTCAAACCACTCCGGGTCTTTAGCGTCGAGCACCCCACCGTGTTGCAAAAATTTATTAAACTCCCAGTACATCTGCGCTCTGATATTATGATATTCACTATTTTTACTCTCAGGTGTGTCGTTCGGTGATCCGGCGAAACTCACTAGCTCCCATGAGGTTTTCCCCGCGTTCATCGCAAGGGTGTAGATCGCCGTTCCCTCACCTTGGTCAATGAACACTGCATCGGCACCAAGCTCCCGCTCCCAGTGACATGCACGAGCGTAGGTAAACTGGTGCGTCTCTCCAGCAGCTTTATCGAGTTTATATTTTTCTAAG